CCTTCAAACTTTTCTTTTACTCTGATACCACAGATTTCATCAATATAAACCCAAGGATAGTTACCCACAAGTTTAACTTCAATACCAATCTTTTTTAATCTCTCTACGAATACCTTGATTTTATCACCGGTTAATTCTGTATTACTTTTTGCTTCCATATCTATATAGGTTCCAAATTTAGTTTTTATTTCTTTCATTTTAATATTTCAAAAAATATAATGGTTATTAATGAACCAATCAAGTAACCAAAACCTGAACATAATGCAAGTTTTAATCTTTCTTTCCATGTTTTTGAGTCGACCATATATCCAACAAACGGAAGTCCCAAAAATGGCCCAATGAACGCAAAAAATAACATTCCAAGATAATTCTTATCAGATACCACACTGATATAAAAAGTACTTCCCATCTCAAGAATACCAGCACTAAAAAAAACAATAAGATATTTTTTATTATCTACTTTTTTTACTTCCATAACATTCAAGTTTCTTATCCGTCACATTCCATAAATCTTTAACACCATCTGTCATATGACAATTGTGACGTTTACCAGTTCTACGACCGAACTCAACAATCATATCATTGTGCCGATTTTTAATAAAATGAGGACATTCCTTACATGGTTTTTTCATATAAGAACAAAGATAATAAAAAAATTTTGATTAATTTACTTTAAAAAAGAAAATTTTGTAAGTATTGGTCTTTTTCCGTATTTTTTTTCCATTAACTTCTGATGAAGTTCCCAATTAATTATGGATTCATTAACCGGATCATCATCTTTTGCCATAGCATAAAGTTTACCAATTTTTTTCAACATTTTTGTTGCAATGTAATTATATTTTTCACATTCATCCTGAAAAAATTTTAAAGGGTCATTCTCATATTTAATAATACTATTTATAATTTTTCTTCTCACTTTGTCAACATTTTCTTCATCGTCATCATCTTTCATAAATGAAGGTACGTGACCCATCATTTGTTTGAAAAGGTCTTTTAACATATCTACCTTATTACTAACCATTTTGTCAAATGTCTCTACCTTTATATTTGCAAGATTGACAAACACAAGCTCTAATACTCTTTTAATTTTTTCTTGATCTGTCATTTCATCCGTATCTTCTCCAATATGATCAAGTAATGCATCTACTCTGTCCATCCTTTCATATAAACCTTCAATAAGTTTTTCATATGTGAAATTTTTTATTTCAACTAATTCTTTATAAACTCTATTGTTTTCTAAAAATTCTCTAAACTGAGATTTTGTAATATTTTCACTTTTAAGTTTAGAAGCAATTTCAGTTGGTCTCACTAAATTTTCCGCAATAGAAATATAATACATATACCTGAAAAACTTTTGATCTATTACAGGTATCCCAAACGTTGAGATTTTTTGTGTTGCAGTATATTTTACATCCCGACCAATTAAATCAATTTGTTTCGCCTGCTTATCGTACTTATGTTTTATTTCGTGAGCCAATGAAGCTATATGCTCATTTTTTTCTCTCATTAAAGTTTCGTACAACTGATTAGGTTCCCAAGATGATGATACCGCATATGTTATTGATAAAGAAGCATTCGTTGATGGTTTAATTTTCTTCATCATAATTTTTCTATCAAACATAAATGTCTGAGCCATCCCCATCGATAAAATATCTGGTTCACCATCATATTCATCAAATTCTTTTACGTTAACTGTTAATTCATAATGATCAATAACTATTTTTTTATTATAACCTAACTCAATGTCTAAATCACCATCAAAATTATATTCTTCTTGTTTGGTATTAATTGATTGAATATCTTTAGATACTATCTCAAATAATTTTTCGGCAGCATCAAGAATGTTATCAGGAACACCTAACGCTTCATTAATAATTTTACACTGACTTTCTGTTATAATAATTTTCATATTAATAAATATATTGGGGTTATTAAATTATCCAATAACCCCAACTAAATCATCTAAATGGTGATCACCTTCCATTTCAGGAACAATTTTTCTTTTATCCATCATATGTACAATTTCAGTTATACTATATGGATATAGATTGTTACCATCAACGCCAACATCTAATCTTTTACCCTTACCCCATTTTCTACTTGCAGGTAAGTGAACGTGACCATGAAGATGTATAACACCTTTATTAAGACCATTCCAACTTTCAAACGGATAATGTGTCATAACAAAATCAGCACCATCTATGTGGACTTGGAGGTAATCACTTACAGATAAAAACATATCTCTTATGTTTTCTCTATTATTTCTTATATGTTGATCATGATTACCCATCACTAAATGAATATTCTTACACACCAATCGATCCAAGAAAATCCTAATACTTTCAAAACCACCGAATGCAACATCACCCAACATAATTAATGTGTCGTTTTGTCCAACTTTTGAATTTATGTTATCCACTAAAACATTATTCATTAGATCTATTGTATGAAAATCTCTTGTATTATTAAGAGGAATCTCACCATCTTGGGTTCTCCAATTTGTTACACCTCTACAAATATTTTTATGGTTATAATGCGGATCCGATGTAACCCACACTCTACCTGTTGTTAATATTTTATCAAATTTCATATTCTTTTTATTTAAGGTAAATCAATTGATTCATCTGACGTATACATATATTCTCTTAGATACTTTTCAAAATCAACATAATCGGGAGAACTGTAAGTTCTATATACATCATTATGGGAATCAGTATTTATGTAACCCATATAACCTCCGGTCAAATTTAGTGGACCCGTACTATTGCTGTTTAATAAATTTCTCACTCTATCAAGAATGTTATCCGAACCCAAATTATGTGGGATAATCTTATTATTATCCGGTAGTAAATCCCATATTGATTCTTCTTTTTGTAATTCAGGTATTACCACTGACCATATTTCCTGAGGTATATTTAATAATAATGGACTTGTCTCACTATCATCAGACAACCACGCCTTTAAATCTTTATTATCCGTTTTATCTCTAGAGATCGCATATTTAACATCCGTACTTCTATTGATCACATAAATAATTTTATAATTCTCAACATAGTTATTCCAATATTTTTCTTCAGTTATACACCATTTAGTATTTGCACCATATAACTTTGCCGCCTCATAACTTAATGGTATCATAACTAACCATTCCCCATATTCAAGTAATTTTTTGGTTTGTTTTTCCAACTCTTTTAATCTGACAATTTCTTTAGCCTTATTAACCTCATTTTTTAAAGTCCTAAAGTCGGTATGTTGACTAATATCGTTTTTCTCAATTCTTTTTGCCTTACAATGTATTTCAAACTCATTTAAAGTTTCAACATTTTCTTCACCAAAAAAATCAACCCCAATACCATATCGTATGTCAATATTATCATACCACGTTTTTAATTTTTTAATTAAAAACTCAGAATATTTATACGTATCGGTAGGATCTATCATACCAATAAGATCTATAATGGTAATGTTTAATTCAGGATGTTGTTCTTTTAATCTATCTAATCTACTCATAACTACAAATTTATTTCAAAACGATTTCTCATCGAGGTTAATGTTTCTTCGGGTACATTGTGTTTGTTAACACCTCCGTGTCTATTTTCCACAACTATGGAAAAAACTTTATATTCAAAATATTCCGCCATTTCAAAATATGGTTTCATTTCCCATTCTTGAGTGAATGTGTTTGAAACAACAATTACATTATTTAATAACGCAGTATGATTTAATAACATTGCAGTATAAACACTATCTTGACACCATTTATGGGCTTCTTTAATTTTAGATATATCAAATTTATATTCCCCATCTTTCATAAAAAACATATCAGTTTCAAAATGAGTACCACCTAAAGATTTAGCAAATGTGGATTTACCAGATCCCGGAATTCCACGAACTATATACAATATTTTTTCCATATCACAAAGATATGAATTTTTTTTTCAATAAACAACTATTTATTGTTATGAAAATCATTTTAACTGAGTCACAATATGAACACTTAATAAGTGAAGGATTTAATTTTGATCTTGAATATAAAAGGTTATACCCAAAAATATTTAGACAGATTTGTTTAAGATATGCAAACGGAGACAAAGAAAAAGCAAATGATTTTTGTCAATTAGGTTTTATAAAGGTTCACCAAAAAATGGGAATGTATGACGGTTCAGGTAGCCTTGAAGGTTGGATTCAACGTATTATAAAAAATACAATTATTGATGAATTAAGAAAAGAAAAAAGATCTCCAAAAAGAAAAGATGTTGATTTCGGTCGTGAAGATTTAGGTCTTGAGGATATGCCAAATGAAGAACCTATGTTTTCTATGTCCGATATTAAAGATGCTATGGAAACTTTATCACCATCATATAAAAGAATTTTTAATATGTATTATTTTGAAGATATGTCTCACCAAGAAATTGCAGATGAATTAGGAATTAGCGATGGTACATCAAAATCAAATTTATTTAAAGCAAAAGCCAACGTTAAATCTTATTTGGAAAAGTTAAATAAAAAAAGGGAAGGTTAACCCCTCCCTTTAAAGGTCGACAATGAATTGTCCGACTCCACCACCTTGTTTTACTAAACAAGGAAAATTAACTAAAGTTTGTTGAATCCGATATTCTTAATCCATCCACACAACGTTCAGGTTTACTCCAATAAGTTCTACGTTCAGGATATTCCAAACTGTATGACTCAATATCATAACCATCTTCCTTACCCCAAGAAAGAGCCATATCAATGAATTTTTCCTGATTCATCTCATTTCCGTATTCATCCACAATACGTCCTGATCTAATGAATTTAAATAGAGATTCTTTATCCTTAAAATACTTATCATCATTAAAATTCCAAAGGAACTTCCACCCCATACTACGTTTACCTAAATGAACCTTTACACTATCACTAAACTCATCCCAAGGTGTCCAATCCTCAAATACTTCTGGGTTTTCTATCGCAAAATTACTATTAACCGATGATGGAGATAACTCCATTCGTCTAACTCTAGCCATAAGACGATTACGTCTTGTTTCTAACTCATTAACAGATGGTATTCTATAAAAATTTGTTCCCATGTTTATAATCTTTCAATCCAAAGGTAGTAGTTCGGAGGATTAACCACACCTATTGAAATATCCGTAAATTTTCCTCCGATTATATATCCCATTTCTAAATTGACCTTATTCACATTACCAGTCAAATATCCAAAGATTGTGTAATTCAAAGTTAAAGAATATACAGTCCCGACTGAATTAAACCCATAGTTATATGGACCAATTGAATTATACTTATATACACTCTTTGTAATAAACTTGATAGTGTCAGGTGGAAGCATTTCAGATGGTAATCCCATTTCACCAATACGATATTGTTTAATTACCCAAGTTTGTCCCGCCAAAGAATATGTACTATCCTGTGGATTTGGATTAGTGGGAACTGGTGGTTGATACACTCCTGGTTCAATTACTTGTTTCTCACAGGATATCATTCCTAACACTAATACTAATAAAAAAAATATTCTTTTCATAATTTATTTTGTTACTAACGATTCAATTTTACTTTTAATTTGTTCAGTCATTAAAATATCACTTTCGTTACTAATAATTACCGAGTTAACTAATATTTTATTTGGGATGTGAACCAAAAATGTATTACCATTATAAAAACTTAAGTTATGACCCAATTCAATCGCCCCGTGAATCATCTTAACGAATAATTTGAATTGAATCTGATCCATAAACGTCTCATCAATCAGCACTCCCATATTCTCATTGATGACTTTTAACGTATATCCTGTAATTGTTGGCTTTGACATATTCTATAATTTTAGACAAAGATAGTAAACTATTTTAATATAACAAATTTTTATAATAGAAAATTATCTTCGTGTGTAAATCCTGATGAATCAATTTGTGGTCCATTATCAATTAAAACTTCAACTTTTATTTCACCATCAATAAATCTTGAAACCGAACAAAACTCAATTTCAACATCTTCTTGAATACTTTGTTTAAGTTCATTATATTGATCCTCATTTTCTAATGATCCACATTGTGTTGCCGGTGAATGATAAACTTTTATTCTATATGAACCGTATGGATTTTCTAACGTATTGGTATCCCAAATTAAATTTTCAAAATCATAATTTTCAGAACCATCTTTAGTTAAAAATTTACCATCACTATCTCTTTTCCAAACCTGTGAATGATGGAATCCACAATTATTACAGATCACATATTCTTCACCTGTTTTATAATAAAAATCAGAAAATGCCTCTTGTTTGCAATTTGGACATTCTAAATAATCAATTACGCTTCCCATATTATTTTGTTATTATATATTTTTTACCTTGCTTTTCCAACTTACCAACATAGTCGTTTTTGTAATCAATTCCTGACCAAAAACCACTACCATCACTCCAAAGACCACGTTTATTATTTTTATAAACTTCTTCACCAAATGTGATATAATCAGGTTGATCGTGATCAACCAAACAACTCGCTCTTGTCATTTCTCGTTTTTCTGTTGGTGTGTAATTACCAGACCAATCTTGTTTACATAAGAAAGTCGCTTCTCCAACAATAACTTCTTGTCCATCAAGAGTTGCCTTCTTATCTAATTTTTTCTTGTATGTGTATATGTAAGATCCCATATTTAAAAATTTTATCCCCCCAATTAAGGGGGGAAGATTAATTAATTTTGAGTAAACGCTTTATCAGCCCAAGTTTTTGCTCCCATTCGGGTCCAAATATTCATATCACACATATCAGGAAATGATTCTCTCATTGTTCCTACTGTCAACACATCCAAAAATCCTTTGTCTATGGAATACCATTTACCACCTTTAGTTGTATAAACATTCATCCAATGACCAAACTCATTTTTCATTTGGATGTTAATCAATACGTTTTTTTTATATCCACGAATAACACTAGAAGGTGTCCCTTTAGTGTCGTGAATATTAATAAAACCCGCTCTACATTTTCCCGCTATACGGAATTCATATTCTTTATTAATATCTTTAAGGTGATTGGACACTTGGACCGTAGTTACCTTATTTTTAACGATTGTTTTAAAGGATCCATAGAATACGTCACCTGACATTGTTCCTTCATTAACTGAGATAATTGTGTTGGTTTTTGTAGTTGTCATAACTGTTTATGTTTTTAATTACAATACAAAGGTAATGCTTTTTTTTAAACTGCCAAACAAAAACAAAAAATCCCACAACTTTTTTTTAAAAAAATTATGGGATTATGTTTTGATTAACCATTAAATAACTGAGAAGGGGGATTTTGGTTGTTTTTTGTATGATATAAATATATTATTGTTTACCAAAATTCAATTTTATTTTAAATTTTTTACAATAATTTTGTAAAATTCATCATTTTTTTTGTCTAAAGGTAAATTATCAATACTAAAATAACCACATTCACTATGTTCACCACCATCTTTGGCATTTTCTAAATCAGGATAGATCTCCTCATCAACCTCTAAAGAATATACATACATAAATCCTTTTAAATAGGTTCCATCTTTATTAAAACGATCAATAAACCCAACTAAATCTAAATTACCATTAACTTTAAGATTTGTTTCCTCATAAAACTCTCTACGAGCCGCCTCTTCAGGACTTTCCCCTTCTTCTATCCCTCCACCGGGTATTGACCAAACTCCAGGTAAAGTATTATCATTACTTCTTTTACATAACAATACCTTATCATTACATTTAACCAATATACCGGAAAATCTTTTGTTTTTCTTCATACCTTCTATATTTATAAATATGGAAATAATAATAAACAATAATCTCTTTAATGTCAAATCTGCAATTACAGATAAAGACATTCAAGAAGGAATGAAAGGTAAAAAATTTGACGATACTTTTAACGGAATGTTATTCATAATGAACGAAGGGTACCATTCCTTTTGGATGAAGGATTGTTTAATCTCTTTGGATATCATTTATATATCAGACGGTAAAATTCAAAAAATTTACAGTGACTGTCCTCCATGTAGGGAACAAGACGATACGAAATGTCCCCACTATGAAGGTGTTGGTGATATGATCTTAGAGATCAATGGTGGTGATTGTATTAAATACGATATCACCGAAGGAGATTCAATTTTGATTAAAGAGTGATTTTTGTTCAACAAAAGGTTTAACTCTATCTTCCGCAATTTTCATATAATTAGGACTTAATTCAATACCTAACCATCTACGATTTAATATCTCCGCAGCAACTAATGTGGTTCCAGATCCTGCAAATGGATCTAATACTACATCGTTTTTGTAGGATAATATCTTAATTGCCTTCGTTGGTATATCCATTGAGAAGGTCGCCTTGGTGAGTGATTTTGTATCTGCAAAATAATTCCACTGACCAAAAACAAGCTCCATAAATTCTTTCTTATCCGTCTCCTCATAAACTACTTTTTTCTTTGAACTACCATCCTCTTGTTCAACATCTGTTGGTACTCCAACCCATTGTGGTTCTCCTTTTATTTTTTTGATGTGCTGTTTTTTATAAGCCAAAATGACACATTCCTTAGGGTTGTAAATGTAAGGGCTTGATGGACTCATCCAAGATCCCCATGCTGTTGTTTTACTCCTGTGTGGAGAATCTTCTTCAAGATCCACAATACCAAAAAATCCGTAACCAATTTCTTTCATAATTTGCCACATCTCAGAAACAAAAAATATTCGACCACCTTTCTTTTGTCTATTAATTTCATAAGGAATATTCAAAGCAATTCTTCCATCATCTTTTAATAATCTATATGATTCAGTTAACCAATTTTTTGCGAACTCAATATATTCGTCAAATTCCACATCATCTTCGTGAACGTCATAATCAATACCAACACCATAGGGTGGTGATGTTACAATTAAATCTACTGTTCCTTCGGGTAGTGTTTTCATTATTTCAACACAATCACCATTTAAAATTTTTCCTGTTTCAATCATTTTTTTTTGTTTTTTTTATAATAATAGTAAATAAATAATTAAAAGTCCAGTAGTAATAATTGAAATCCCTATCATAGCCATTCCAAATACTTTATTATTACGATCAACCTGCTCTTTAGATCTTCCTTGCCATTCATTTCTGTCCCATTTCATATCCATACATTTTTTTTAGATAATCAAATAAATTTAAAAAATTAGGAAATTGTCCGTGTTTTTGTCTATAATAATTTTCCATTTTTGATGAATTAAGACCATATTTTTTATCATGCCCCAATCTATCTTCAACGTGTTTTATTTTAACTTTTTTATTTAATATAACTCCAATTTGATTTATAATATCTAAATTAGTTACTCTGAATCGAGTTCCAATGTTAAAAACTTGGTTTATGACCTCATCGTCAAACATAAGATCACATATGACTTTAACGTTGTCATAAACATACATCCACTCTCTAATTTGTTTTCCATCACCATAAACCGGTATCGATTTACCTTTATTAATTGATCGTGTAATCGTTGGGAGAAATTTTTCCTCAAATTGATGTTCTCCAAAATTATTACAAGTTCTTGTAATTAAGTACGGTAAACCATATGTTCTATTTGCCGAAAATACTAACATATCAGAAGCCGCCTTAGTTGATGAATAATATGAACTTGGTTTAATATTATCATCCTCTGTTGCAGTATGATTTATCGCAAAATGATCATCCATATCACCATAAACCTCGTCAGTTGAGATATGAATAAATTTTTTCAAGTTCTTATTTTTTCTTGAAATCTCTAAAAGATTAAAGGTCCCCTCCACATTAGTTCTAACAAAAGGTAAACCATTTTTAATTGAGTTATCAACGTGAGATTCGGCAGCAAAATGAACTATATAATCAAAATCACCAAGATCATTATCGGTTACATCACAAATGTCTTTTTGTAGAAATGAAACATTGTGTTTGATATTTTCTTTTTTACCTGCATAAGTCAATTTATCTACACAAAGAACATCACAATCAAAGTTATCTAATAGGTGATTTATAAATGCGGAACCTATAAAACCCGCCCCTCCTGTTACTACTATTTTCATAATGAACTTGATATTAATTGTGCAATCTTATAACCTGTGTAAGCCCCAATAGCCGCAGATCCTGGAAGTACAATAAATTTACCTAACATAGTTTCATATTTTTTTCTATTCACAATGTACGAGATTAAAATGTAATATAAAATATAGTTAATTAAAACCATAAAATCCATTTCTTTAGATACAAAAACCACTACCGAATTACCCAACAATCCCCAAGCAAAATTAATAACAGTTTCTCTTATAAGTTCACCAGGACTTGTTATAGCATCTAAAACAACAATTTCTTTTTCTAAACCTTTTTTAGTTTTTTTATCCATTTTGTTTTTCTAACATTTCAATATGGTGTTCTAAATACCATAATGCTTTTTTTAAATCCTGTAACTCTTTGTCCGAATCTTTTTTACCCGCTCTTGAGATATACTTTACTGTATTTCCCAAACTAAATCCTAAATTCCAAGCGTCAATAACCTTGATGGCTTCATAAGGATTATTTACTCCACCATAATGTAGTGGATGATTAACTTGTTCTACTTTTATTGGGGGACACTTACAATCGCCAGTACCCCCACATAAACATACTTTTATATTATCCATTATTCTTCTTCTCTATATACGTTTAATAATTCGTCTCTTGATATAGTATTGTATTTACCACTTAATCCATCCATATCAACAAATTTAGTCATCATAATTTTTGTTTCATAAATCTGTTTTGTAACATCAAGAGATTTAACAATCTCACGAATAATTTTATATGGATCCGCATTTGATCCCGGTCTACGGTCTTCAATGTAGCCTTTCCATTCTTTTGCCGTATCTTGTGGTACACGAATTGATGCTCCACGATCTGACACACCCCAACTGAATTTATCAATTGCCTGTGTTTCGTATTCACCAGTTAGACGTAAATTATTATTAGACCCATACGCTTTGATGTGATCTTGATGTCTTGATTCAAATGCATTAAATAAAGCCATAAAATATTTTTCATTTCCATCATTTCTCATAGTATCGGTTGAGAAATTAGTGTGAAGTCCAGATCCATTCCACTCACCGTGTGTTAATGGTTTAGGGTGTAATTCAATATGATAACCATATTTTTCTGCCATTTTGAATAAGAAATAACGAGTCATCCAAAGATCGTCACCACCTTTTAATTTTCCTTTTGAAAAAACTTGATATTCCCATTGTCCTAAAGCAACCTCAGCATTAGTACCGGTAATATCAATCCCATAATTTAGACACATATCTAAGTGTGATTCAACAAAATCACGACCAACAACATTATGTCCTACACCACAATAATATTCTCCCTGTCCTTTAAGGATGTTTCTTTTATGACCTAAAATGTTTCCGTTAATCTCTTCACGTATGAAGTATTCTTGTTCAAACCCAAACCAAAGATCTTCAAAGTTATCACCAATCTGAGATCTTTTATTTGATTCATGTGGGGTCCCATCAGGATTTAATACTTCACATAATACATATACAGTATCATTTACGAATGGGAACCCATGTGTTGTATACTGTCTAACAGGTTTTAAAAGACGATCTGAATTTCCTGTTTCCGCTTGAGAAGTGGATGATCCATCAAAATTCCATACCGGAATATTATTTAATTCCATAGGAACTTCACTTTCAACAATTTTAACTTTACTTCTAAGGTTTGGCTCCGGTCTATATCCATCAAGCCAAACATATTCTAATTTAATTTTCATTTGTTTTCGTTTATGTATTTTATTATTTCTTCTTTGGATTTTCCTTCATTAAATAACCGATAAACATCTCTTGAGAATTTATCAGTTAAAAATGCAGCATCGACATCAAGATATTTTTCTATATCATCTAAATGTCTTAAAATATGTTTTTTTGTGAAAATTCTCTTATTGAACCCCATTTGAATTAGATTTAAGGGTTTGGGAATTTTTTTGACCGATAATTTTAATATAAACTTTTCTGACTTCTTTACCTAAATCCATATCGTTTGGTAGGTCCTTAATTAATTTTTCAATCAATTTTTCGAAATTTTTATCCATATTAAGAATTTAATTGTTCTTTGTTTTTCTTGTAGTTTTCTAACATCTGTACTTGGTTAACATAACTAATCAATTTTCTTTTAAAAAGAGGTAAAAGTGTTTCATTAATTGGGAACTCACCTTCACAACTCATTTCAAATAGAGGTAGTTTTGATTTATTATCTATGTTCCATTGACTAAATGTATTTATAATTTTTGTGATTGTCAAATTATTTTTCTTATCAGAATAAATTAAATTAACTAAAGTTTTACTCTCAGGTGATTTTTTATTGACTGGTTTTACATCATATTCCCAAACATAATACATTTCATCCTTAGGATTAATGTAATAAAAATATCCTTTTTTTTCTAAAACCGAATCTTTATTTTTCTTTAGTTTCATTATGATACTATCAAATACTATTTCCCAAACAGATTTAGCAATATTAAAATATTCTAACATTCTTGGAGCACTATACGATAATATTTTAGTGAATTCACCCATCTCCTCATTGTCTAAAGTTGGGATTTCTTTAATCTTTAAATCTTTTACAAGTAACTCATCGTCTATAGTTGAAAATTTCTTATCCGTGTAGATAATTTTCTTATCCTTAATAAGAGTTTGAATATTCGCTAAATGTAGTGATAATTCAATGAAACTTGGATACAGTTCCATGTTGTCTAATTTTTCCCCCATTTTTTGGAAGTACGACAATAATTTGTATTCTTTGTGTTCTTGGTCAATAGGTTTTTCAAACATCCATTCGGTGTTCATTAAAAACTCTATTTTTTTCTTTCTTCCCATCACACATAAACATAATAATATTTTTCTATTCTGTAAAGATATTAATCAACTCTAAAGACAACGTAATTTGTATCGTTGATTCTAATTTCATCGTAAGTCCCATCATAATTTGCTAATATACCGTAATCTGAATCACGAATTAAATCTTCTTCTAATGATCTTTTATCCACAAAATTTTCATAATCCATACCATAATCGTCTAACCATCTAATCGGGTCGTCTTTAATTTCATCTAATCTTTCTTCTACCTCTCTTTCAACATCATCTTCATCAGGATCTCCTTCAGGATTATCTTTAATAGTTTCTATGTCATCTTCAATATCCACAAAACGATCCTCAATTTCACTTATTCTTTCCGCAATATTTTCAGACATTTCATCCCAATCTATATCTTTGTATACGGGATTTTTTAAAGTTGGTGTCCCATTTAGTAAAACAGTTTTACTTCCGTCTTGATTGGCAATTAAATTAATTTTGTTACCCGCACCATCTTTATATTCCCAATTATTCTCTCTATTAACAACAAATTCTAATGGTGGTATTATCCCATAATTAATTAAAAATAACTCACCCTGTAATTCAACTCTCTCAAATTTTAAATCATCTATTTGTTGTTCCTGATATCCAGATATATCTCTTCTTACATCATAATTACTCGGATCATCATAGATCCATTGTCTTATCATATCCTCAAAATATTCCGCAACATCATCCCCGTCAATGTGATAAGATAAAGTGTCTTTACTAAAATTACTTAAGTCATCTATCATATCTTTATAATAGTCCTGAAGAGATGTGTCGGCATCGTATTCCGTACCAACTGCATATACATGACCATCAGCATCGGGATGAATTGATCTAAATGTATCCATTTCATAATGACTACCAAGAGGAATTAAACCATATACATCATTATTTTTAGATTTAAGTTCATCAATATCATATTGTAATTCATCATAATCATTTGTTAACTCATCAACCAAATCCGGATCTTCTTCAACATCAATTCTATCTTCGAGTTCCTGTAGTTTTTGTTCTAAACTTTTTAACTCTTCAATTTCATTCTCTTCTAACTCATCAATATCACCCTCATTAACCATAAATCGGAATACCGCATGAGCTCTTTCACCAGTATTATCGGTATCATTTAAATTCCATTCATCATCAATTCTTCTTTGATCCGCATCATCTCTTTCTTTTTGTCTTTTACGTCTTTCAATTTCTTCAGCATATGGTGTATTATAGTATGCACCAAGAGAATTGTATTCAACACCATTTAAACTTTTTATTTGTGTTCCAGCAATCGTGAGCTGACCATTTATGGTAATTTCACCCAAACTTTTTATTGGTTTACCGTTTATATTTACAGGACCATTAACTCTAAGTTTTTTACCTTTAAACATAGGTAATTTAGGTATTGCCTGAGCTTGATAATTAACAGATCTTAATAACATATAATACTGATCAGGTGTGATATCATAATATTGATCATCACCTTCAGTTTCTTCAAATATTATAGTTTTAATTAAATTAACTAAATCACCACCTTTTATTTCTACTATTCTTGACATATAACAATAAATATTCAATTCTTTACAAATATAATAATCTTTAGATATTTATAGATAAATAAACCTAATAAAAACAAATTACCATGGGATGCGGATGTAAAAAAAATCAAGCACAAGCGGCACCTCAACCACAAGCACAACCTCAACCAGCACAACAAAATGCTACGGTTCAGGAATCTGTGAAAAAAATTGTTGAGAAATATTACAAGAATAAGTAATAGGTGTTATGCGAATTGTTGAGGTGGAGAATTATTTTTCCACCTTTTTTTATATTTATTAGTTAGATATGGACTTAAAACAAATAATACAAAATTTTAACGATGGTGATTGGGATGACATATCACCTATTTTTAATCGTAAAACTACCACATTTTTAAAATTTTTAAAAAGTAAAAATTTATTAGATAGAATTGATATAAATCAATTACCGGAAGATGATTTTCCTGAAATGGAGTTTTTAGATTCTTTAGGTATTTTAGATGGGTTAGAATATAAATCAGTACCAGATGAACAATCTAATAGATATCTTTTGTATATGTTAGAAAAAAACCCATCGGAAACTTTAAAATTTATTTGTGATAACCTATTAACAGATGTTGAGTTGAGAGGTGAGGATTATTATCTCAAATTAAAGGATAGAGAAGAATTATCCGAATTTTTTAAAGATTCTCGTCAATCAACATCACCTAAAGATGTTGCTAAATCAATTTTAGGTGAAGATTCTTGGGACCCATATTGGGACACAACTGATGATGTTTATCGTGATGTAATTGAAGTGTTAGATAAAGAAAACTTGAGTCACCTTTCACAATATATAATTGAACATATTGGTAATCAGATTTTATCAATAGATGATTACGACACTCAATTTTTTGATGAAATTTCAAATGAATTGGGAGAATTTACAATCACATCAGAAAATGTTGAAGGACTACTCAGAGATGAAGAATCAATGAAACTACTTTTAAAAAATGATCTTATTGATTTAAAATCCGAATTATACTCATTACACGATAGTTCATATAATTCAGCATATGAAAATGAAATATATTCTAGTGTTATGTCAGAATTAGAAAGATTATTTGTTGGTAATATAATTGAAGAACCATTAACAAGAAACGAAAAAACTTATTATAGACCATATATTAAAATCCGAGATTTTTATGGAAATGTTAAATTATTTTTATCCACGTTTGTAGGTTCAGGTTATAACGATGACAATCTTGATTATCACGGATCATACACCGAAATGATTAAACATTTAATGGGTGAAGATGAAATACAGTATTTAGATTTTAGAATACCAGATTATCCTGACTACCGTGAAGTTGAGAAAAATATAAATGATATGTTAACCTCTTACATTTAAGTAAAAATACCTTAACTATTTATATATTCATTTAAAATCCATATCAATTGTAAAAAAAGATATGAGATTAATTAATAAAAATTCAAAAAGAGGCATTGTTAATCTATTTGCCGATTTCATTTTATCTAAGATTGATAAAAATGAAAATTCAATTATACAAGTTTCAGATGTTGGTTCTTTTTATGTAATTAATGGAATTACAACGAGTGAAACATTTTTAGATATAAATTCAATAAGAGATGAATTTACCGAAAAATTCCAAGATATATTAACGTCATTGGAGATTAAATCACTTAACGTTATCGATATTATCAAATACAATCAAGAAATTGGAAATATTGAGAAGGGATGGATTAAAGTTAATAAAATTCCTTTTATTGAGGAACCTGAACCTTTAAGTGAGATTTCAATTAATTCTGAATTCCCATATGGTCATAGTTTAAACTGCGGTAGATTAATGGTTTATTACACCCACTATATGTTTAATCAAGTTTATAGTACAATAATGACCAATGAAGTTCATTTTTTCTTCACCAAAAAAATTGATTCTAATGAAGATTTTAAAATTAAAGTAGTAACAGATAAAGGACTACATAAAGATATTATCAAATCACTTATCTTAGACGTATTTAACTTCGATTTGGAAGAGTTTTCATCCAAAGTGGTAAGTTATGACTTAACTCAAGATATATTAGATCCTATGGGAGAAAAACCATATTTAATACAAGATAGATTGGAAGACGTAATTGTCTTCTAATCTATCTTTTAAAAAATTCTTTAATTATTTTAGCGCCTTGTTCAATATCTTCAAAATCTCGGTCAGGAGCAAACAATTTAGTCACAGGATTATCTTCAGGTGATTCAATTAACATAAATGCCGGAACAAATTCATTTTCTGTTACCTCAACAAATAAGTTATACTCTTCTTCATATTCGTGAATATCACGATCCACGTATTCAATACCCTCTTTGTCTAACATTTCTTTTAACATATGACAAAAAGGGCATTGTTTCATCGTAAAAAGAACCGCAACCTTATCCATTGATTAATTCGGTTAACATATCTTTTAATTGACCTTCGTTAAGTACCCCAACTTTTGTATCAATAACTTCACCAGAATTAATCACTTTAATCGTTGGTATACTTCTAATACCTAATGACGCTCCAACTTCTCTATTTAAATCTACATTCATTGTATACATCTTAACATCAGATGTATTTTCATTTGATATTCTTTCAAATATTGGTTTCATCATTCTACATGGTCCACACCATTCAGCCCAAAATTCAACAATTAATTTTTCACCATTGTTAATTTTTTCTTTTAATTCTACACTTGTAATTTCCATTTTTTTATTTTTTTATTTTATATGATCAATGACCACTGTTCAACTTTGATAAATTTTTTATAAAGAATTTAACTTCATCATATTGATCCACATCGTAATAAACTTTCACATTATAATTTAGTTCAGATAAATCAATCTTAGATAAATATAAGTAAAACCCGGATCTATGTTTAAAAATTCCTTCGGTATGTTTTATTTCCCCACCATATTCCTCACCTTTAAGATATTCTATCAAAAAGTTTTTATGTATTAAAACGTCTGGTGTTAAATTTAAAGGACTATTAATTTTTAAAACACCATATAATTTTTGATGTCTATCTTTAAGGATATCCAAAAAGTTATTTTCGTTTAAAAAATATTTATCTTCCATAATTTAAAAAAAGGGGTCCGTAGACCCCGTAGTAGTTATAACATTGATTCTGCGGTTTCCCAAAGTTTTGTGTTAACATAATTCAAACTTGATATGTTTTTCAAACTTCTCAAGCTTGACTTGCGACCAGTTTTTGTTTTATACTCAATACCTCCTCGGACAAATTTTTCCTGAACCATGTTGAATGTAGACCAAAGGTCGTCACCAGAGTCCTCATGTCTTAAAGGTGTTAAAATTTCTTCGATGTTTAACTCCGCAGGAACAGAACCAATAGCCCATCTAAACTTAGAAGATTTCTCAACAAAATCAATCTTTTCGTCAATTGTTAATTTTCTTTCCATCATTCTACCAACAGAATGTTCAATCTTAGGTAATTTCTTACTAAAACTTTCAGTTAGTTCTTTTACCTCATCTAAGGTAAATGCCTTATGACGAATATTAAATCTTTCAGATACAGACGTAGGAACAACAAGACCATTACTACAAACTAGTCGGTAAAGACCAGCACCTAAAGAAAAACCTGAAGTACCATTGTGTGAGTTACGAACAATCGCCTCAACTAAAGTATCACCAACCGCAGGTAATTGTTTGTTACGAAACTTAACCTCGTGTAACGCATGAATACCTTTACCCGTTTGATGTGCTGAGGAAACATCCCAACCTTCTCTCAAAAAATATTCAATTACCTGATCCGTAGGTACGAATGAATATTTGTTAGTCAACTTACTTGAAGGTTCCGTTGCAAACACCGATGGTGCCACTTTTTTAATTAATTCTGGTGTGTAAATCATAAGTATAAAATTTAATTATACCACAAAGATAACACTTTTTTTATAAACCACAATAATTTTTTGATTTTTTTTAATTTAAAAATATATCACCGAATTTTGTTTTCATTATATGTTGTTCAATTTTTTCTATTGATGCCAACTTTTCAAATAATTCAGGTGCCTTTAACTCTAAAACAATATCTAATATTTGTTGTTTTGTTAAAATATAATCTTCCCCCTTTTCCACATTTTCCAATGATTTTTCTTTCATCTTTTGGTAGAACAAATCTTTTTGTGCTGTACCCACTAAATCCATAAAATCACCGGGGTTATTTTCAAAAAAAGTTATCATTTGTCTTATGTATACTTCAACATCTATATTTTTCATATTTTATATTTTAGAATTTCCCTAATCCAGTACAGTGTTGTTTCATATCTTCAGGGAAATGAATAAACCAAAAATCCTCATCAGGTGTCATATATTCTTCTAATTTTTTAGGTATCTTGATATTAGGATTTGATCCCATAATTGAAAAGAATTCTAAACAAGTTAATTTAGAAATAGATTCAGGTAACTTATCTAACTCAGGGTTGTTTGTTAAATTTAAAAATGATAATTGTCTACAGTTTCCAATACTTTCAGGTATCGACTTAACCATATTATCAATTACCAAAGTTGTAAGTTCAGTAAATTTTCCAATACTTTCGGGTAGATCCATTGCGATGACATCATTTGATTTATTTTCCATATTAATGAATTCAACATTATCAGGAATTGAATCAAAATATTCCTCAAAACCAAATAGTGCAATGTATTTAGATGCATCATCTTTAGGATATTCCAATTGAACAAATGTTCCTGTATCCTTAGATGTTAACTCTTGAGCGTATTTTCTTTTAAGTTGTCTGAAATACGGTCTCATTTCTTTGGTTTTAATTGTCTCAATATCGCTTGAAGTTAACTGACTTAATGTTTTTGTAAGTAATTTTTCTTTTTTCTTTGAAACATAATAAGACATAGCCCCATCTTTAAGGACCTTAACCATTCCACCATTTAACTCAGTTCCTAAACCAATATATTTCTTTTGTAGTTCTTCAGGTAAATTAGCAAATATTTCAACACCGTTACTCATGTTAGTGAAATCGGGACCTCTTAATTCCATCCATAATTCAACTTCTTCAACACTACCTAACTCTTGTATCGGATCGTTAGTTCTTAGGTTATAAGATTTATATCTCTGCATTTTTTCTTGATCCTCATTACTAAATGGTTTTGGTTCAAGATATTCTTTTTTACCTTGTAATGCCGGAACCTTTCTAGTAATTTCGTCCCAATCAATTTCTGTAGCTCCGGCATATCTACCTGAATTGGTACCATCCGCCAATCTCATTCCTCCCCATCTATCAACAAGGACAACAACAGCATAATTAACATCTGATTCAGGTAAATTCTTACTAATAACATAATATAATGTTAAGTTTTGATTTAATCTATAATTGTAGTAGTAATTACTTGATCCTTCCCAAGATGTACACCATCTTCTATCTGGAGCGTGTTTTTTTCTAATATTAATACATTGTTGTTTTTCATCAGGAGCAAAAATTAATATGTTATCATCTTCATATGCAATATCAACGTCATCTAAATCAATATCAGGTAAACTATATTCATCTTCACCCATTGGTGTGTAACCATCAACCAAATGCTCAAACTCATCAAATGTCATAAACGCAGTTAATTTAGCATTTAATGGAATTGATTCGAAGTGTCTCACAAATCTTTTAACCCTAGGAAGAATAACTGTTAATGGATCATCATCAGGATTATCCTTCATAAATTTTTCTGTCATTCTTTTTGTTAATTCATTCTCACCATTGTCATCAAATCTACCAAAAAATCTATTAACTAAATCATTTAATTGAGATGGGTTTAAATCGGTAACATCTCTTTTGAATAACTTTTGATCGGGGAATAATGTTTTTAACTCAAAATATTTTTTAATATTTGTTTTAACTAATTGTAAGTCAACACCTTTGTGTTTAGTCACAAATTCTTGTGCAATACTCTCAAGATCTTTTTTGGTTTTTTGCTTTGTGGATTTATCCGCAACAAGTTGCTTTACTTTTTCATAACTATGTTTGAATATATCTTTATCTTCATTATCAAATGCCGCTTTAAATCTTTCAAAATCAGATATTGTTTTCTTGATTTCATCCTCAGTATCATCAGTTTCTTTAGTAAACTTATCCAATAATTTCTTTACTGTGGATTCAGGATACTCCAATAATATTTTTTTAATATTTACGTTTTCTTTAACGACTTTTGATAAAATTCCAACTAATTCCATATTGACTTTTTTTAATATAAATATCCAAGAAATAAAAAAAATTAGTAATTCATTATAAGTAACTCCTCACCCATATTTTGTTTCTCACCTTTCTTAGCTGCGGCAGCCTTAGCAAACTCTTTTCTTACCCAACTATAACGATCTTCAGGGAACCATTCACGAAGTAAATCAAAGTCATAATAAGACAATGAAAACTTACCTTGGACTCCGTGTAGAACGTTTGCCAATCTCTCGTGATCATTACGGTCGAAATCGTGGTTGGAGTAATAGTTCTCTGTCTTCCAATATGGTGGATCCAAATAAATGTATGTTGATGGTGAGTCATATTTATTAATTACATCTGAGAAATCCATATTCTCAACATCTGTGATCTTTAAGAAATGATCTACCCAATCAGGTTTCATCAACTTGTCTCTAAAGGTAAGATATTTTGACTTATATTTACCTTTCAAATCAATAAATTTTGATGTCTCAGGTTTTGATCCACTAAATACCTGAGTAAGAATGTAGACATACTTTGCTGCGGTCTCATAATCATATTCAGGTATTGTAATATCTTTGGTAAACAACTCGCTTTGGAAACTTACAAATTGATTACGATAAATCTCAGGGGTTTGTTCCACCCCAAATTTTTGACAATCAATTGAATTTATTGCCTTTAATAATTCGTTAGGGTTTTGAGCACATTTAAACAAATTATAATTTAATGGATTAAAGTCATTGTACACAACTTTATTAAGGTTCGGGAATTCTTTAAGATCCATATTAAAGAAACACCAAAACATACCCCCAAATGTTTCAAGATATGTTTCCATATCCTTATCATAGAAAGGTACAATCCACTTTCCAATCTTACTTTTACCTCCAATGTATGATAGCATAATTTTTTTATTTTAAAAATAGTTATTTTATATTTATATGTCAATCAGTAATATTTATTATTAATAAAAAAGAAAACATGGAAGAAGATATGAAAACCGAAGCAACTCAAGTTACAGGGTGTAGAAAATGTAATCAAACAACAGGTAAAACTCAAAAATTTGTTTTTATAAGTGGAGCCTTAATGTTTGCCTTATCCATATATGGTTTAGTTTCATTAATTTACGATATTAAATCTCTTTTTTAATTTCTCGTATATTTAAGATACTGATTAATTAGTAAATCCCCATTTTGTTGACCTCTAAAACCTTTGTTCTTAACTCTTAGTGATGTTGATGTATCTATATTATCAGGGAATTTAATATTCATTACCCCATCAGGATGTGGTACATCAAACGTTCCTCTTTGAAAATCCTCGATCTTTAAAAACGCATTATATATTAAATGTGGTCCCGACTTTTCAAAATTACTTTCATTTATAGTTTTAACTCTTACAACTAAATTACCATAACCACCATTTCTATAATCTCCAAGACCTTGTAATCTTAAAAATTGACCATCATCTATACCGTGTGGTAATTGTACGTCTACGGTATTAATTTTATTTATCGCACCTTGTCCACCACAAGCATAACAAGCTGCGGTTGTTACTTTACCAACACCATTACAGGTTCCACAGGCAACTTGTACGATTTGAATGAACATACCGGATCCCATTTGTTTAACTGTGAATCCTTGACCCCCACAAGTTTGACATACTTTCTTTTCTCCACCAGTACCATTACAAGGATTACACTTGTCTTTTCTATTATATGTAATTGTTTTCTTACCCCCTCTGTAAGATTCTAATACACCAATATGAACATCAATAACGGTATCGTGTACTCTGTTTTGTTGTCTACGATTACCACCAAACATATTATTTAACATATCCTCCATTGACGCTCCACCAAATCCTCCCATATTACCAAATGGATTGTTTTTTTGTTGGTCATATTGTTTACGTTTATTTTCATCTCCAATGGTGTCATACGCAGTTGAGATCTTTTTGAACTTCTCCTCGTCACCCCCTTTGTCCGGATGGTTTTCTTTAACCAACTCCCTATATTTTCTTTTAATCTCTTCTTGGGTCGCATTTTCAGTAACCCCCAAAACACTATAATAATCTTCCATATTTATTTTAACTGATTTATAATTATACTTAACAAATATATAATAATCAAATGGATAACTATATAATCGTATTGTTTAAAAATAAAACAAAAAAGAAAATTATCAAGAAATTCAAAACATTTGATAGAGCAAAAAAATTCTACGATAATTTGGTAAAGGAAAGTGAATCCGTAATATTCAGAATGGAAACTGAGAATGGTAAACCGTGTGTATATGAAATAGGATTTTTAGAACGGATTATTAGTCACAGACCTTATTTTGTAAGAGACCAATTTGGTAGACAAATTAAAATTGATCTTGATGATCCTGACTTTAATATTACCCTAATCAACAATTATAATAAAGAAGAATTAATATATGATGTCAGTAAGTCGAAAAAAATAACTGTACCTACTATGTTAAAACAATATTTACCAAAAGTTGGGGTTAAACTGGTTTCCAAACTTAACAACAAAATTGTTATACAAAACGATGAAAAAATATATTTGTTTTCACTTAAAAGTGAGGATGATTGTGATAGATTAATGGATTGTCTTTCTTCACATATGATAAATGAAGGGAGGATTGATTGTATTTTGGTAAAAGATTCATCAAAAGAACAAAAAAAATATATGTATGATCTTTTATCGGAAAATGGATATTCTAAATCAATTCTTTACCGTAGATTTACGACTTATAAACGATAGTATTTTACTAAATAAATTTTCTTTTTTAATTTCTTTTGGTGGTTCAACTATTTTAAACGTACCATCTAAAATAAAAATGACTTCAACACCAGATAAATCTATCTTAAACTGAGTAAATCCTTGATCGATTTGTCTGAAGTTTGATTGTACCTTTTTAAAATCTTCAAATGGTAGTTCAAGTACGATCGCACTTTTACCGTTTGGGAACAATGTTTGTGTGGCATCTGTTATCAACGCTAATTTTTCAATTATCCCATCAATACTTTTTTGATTTTCTGCCATAATGTTAATTTTATTTCCTGTTTAACAGGAATTATTTCCTCTTTTTTTATTTTTTTAATTTGATCAATAAAACGATTTTTTTCGTTTACTAAATCAATTTGGTCTTTTTCAATTTCATTATTTAGCCATTGTTGCATTCCCTCCAACCGGCTTGATGGTTTCTTCTGTGTCATCTAACTTAATTTTTTCTTCAGTGATTTCAAATTTTAAGGCTTGTAGATCATCCAACTTTTCTTTTTCAAACATCTTTTTAAGTTCATCCACTTTGACTTGGAATAACCTTTCCTTTTCTTCTCTTTCTTTATTATATGCGATTATATTTTTAATATTTGATATAATCTCATCAACTGATTTCTCATCAAATTCTGAAACAAATGAAAAGAATCTAAAACCTTGTTTAGATTTATCATTCTCAACCACTTTTTCCTCATTTACATATTTTTTAGGTAATTTCCAAGTGTCAGGAAATTCAATATCAAAAGATAAATAATTTTTTAACTTTCTTACTGATTGTAAATATGGAAATAGTATCGTAAATTCCTTAAATAAGCTCATTTATATTTGTATTAGATATGTTATTAAATAACTTAATGCCAAACCATTAAATAAAATCTCCCTACTACTTAGAACCATTCTTTCAGGATTTGCTTGTAGTAGGGAAATAATAAATTTGAACGTTGTTCTCATCAATAAAATTGCGGAGAAAACAAAAACAAATAAATATATTGTATTAATATTAGTCATTTTTTCTTGCTTCCAAAATCTCACCTCTAAGTGTTTGTAACAACGATTTCAATTCTTGCGATGTTTTTCTAGCACGTGTTCCAGCACTTTTGTTACCCGCATTAAATTTAGTAACATCAACACTTAATTCTTCCGTCAACGTTTTAATTTTTTCTAAAGTTTCCATTGTGTAAAATAATAATTGTTTATTTTTATATAATCAAATCTAAATCAATAAATCTCGTTTGTAAATACTACAGGACCATATTTTTATCTAACGACTTATATATACTAGATATCATATCTAAATCAGATTTAGTAAACGGTTTTTTTCTATCGAAAACATCCGTAAAAAACGTACCTATTGAATTTTTTATTTTATCTTCTTTTTGTAAATAAAAAATCTCCATAAAAAACTCCATAAAGTAATCAAGGTGATCACCCTTCTCATTAAAAACGATACTTTCCTTATTAAAATTTTGAATTGTTTTTTTCCAACACCATTGAAAATGGTTTTTTTTATCTTCATCCGACATAACAATTTTTGTTTCGGATTTATTGTCATCATCACCTAAATATGTTTCAACAATGAGATAATATAATGAAAAGGTGAAATCATAATATAAATCCATTTTTTCAGGAATTATATTATTAATCCTAAACCAAATATCAACATCTTCCGGTTTCATTGGTTGGGTTATATAGTTAAAAAAATTCTCCATAGATTTATGTCTATGGAGAAATTATAATAAAGTTATGATATATGTAAATTATTGTGTTTTTTGATTATATCCCATTAAACTTTTCATTCTATTAAATTCTTCATTTAATTTTTG